TCGACGTCTCTGGGGGAGAGGAAAAATCCAGCTGGAATGATGAATATACCACCCAAACACCCATGCTCTTGTTGAACTAACGAAGTTATGAAGCACTTGTAAAGGTCATTTGTCTTGTATTTGTCGAAGATATCCTTTGAACTGCATTTGTTTCTAGCCAGGTATGGTGGATTCGTGATGATGAAAGAATCCTTATAACAGGGTGGTTCTGTCAGTGTATCTCTGTGTAAAATGTCATCTCGTTTTGGGTCAATGTCATACGCTTCCCAGTTATCATGACCCAACCAATCTAAAAGATCACCCTTACCTGCAAATGGTTCTATAACCTTTGTTGTTGGTTTATCTAAACCATCCATAATGTAAGAGTGATTTACCGTGTAGAACTGTCCACGGTCTTTTTTACTCATTGTGTAAATATATTTGGATGCTTTTAACCTACGTAATAGTATGACCAGGTCGATACGTATTAACCTGACAGACTCAACTAAGCCTAAGGATCTTGATATGCATTTTAGACGTGCTTGGTTGTTCAATGAACCTGTCCGATTTGTCATGGATACCACTGATTGTCGGCAGATATCACTGAATAGAATACTCTCGATGAAGGAGGTTTTGGACAAACATCGAGAAAATTCGAGAAAATACATAGACCATACGGTAGTCATAGTCAGGTCAGGATTTGCACGGTTTTTGTTGCGTACAGGACTCTCTATTATTAGGACGGAAAGACCAGTTTACATTAGTACCCCCACTTCACATCGTCGGGTGTAGCTTGAGGGTTATGCCTTGAAATGAAGTTCTTTTCACCATGGTCACTATGTCCAATAAGACTACCACGAGACCTATCTATACGCATATACTTACGAAGGTCTTTATAATACACTCTAGCCCCCTTTTCAATAAGGTCTTCGTGTTTCATATCAACATGATTGTCCATGGGGTAGAAATACTTGTTATATTTACGCATATTGTCGACATTTACAAGATAACACTTTGTACTCGATATCCATTTAACCTTTTCGAGAGTTCCTTCCGTTTTATCTGGGAGTCTAGAAAGACAATGGAAAAAACACATTTCAAAATTGTTCCCCTTTTCATCGATAACTTCCTGAATTTGACTAAAAAGTTGGGGAGACTTTATAACCACATTGTCTTCAAATATAACTGCATATTTGAGACCCTGATCAAAACATCTTCGATAAAAATCCATATGGCCAACAAAACAACCTATGGCTCCCAAATTGAAAAAGGTTATATTCGGTCTCTTAACTGTGGGGTCATAATGCATCTCGAGGGCTTTTTCAAAGTATTCAGGTTCCATGATGTGTTCAAATTCCCGTGCAACCTTGACCTTTGAAGTATTTGGACCATAAATGATTTCAAGTGGTATCTCATCATCATAATGCTTCATAAATTGTTCTTGTCTCTCTTTTGCATCCTTGACTGTTAACATAAAACATTTGTATTGGTATTTTTCTTTGATGGAAACCCCCTGTTTACGAAATGATTCCACAAGAATATAAAGGACTAATGAAAATAGTACGACAAATAAGAACATACCTACTTAAACAAGAGAAAATATATACAAGTAAGATGAATGCGATAGATGTATGTGGTCTGTTGGGATCCGCTTTCATCGTTGTAATGTTCGTACCTGAAATTATTCATGTGTACAAGCATCGAGATGCCAAAGCTATAAACTATAATTTCCTACACCTGAACCTGACTGCGAGTGTATTGTCCCTCGTATATTCATTCCACTATACTGTCATACCCATGATCATCACAAATGTTGCAGCTGGTCTTTTCTGCTTCCTGATGTACTACTTCAAGTATATTTACGAGGTTAAAGAAGAGGAACCAAATACTAATATAGTAGCCGAGGCTCCAGCTCCTATAGTGTAGTTGGTTAACACTGTGGACTTTGAATCCACCACCCCAAGTTCAAATCTTGGTGGGAGCTATCCTTTCTTAGCTCAGTTGGTAGAGCAGTGGACTGTAGTTCCATTTGTCACCTGTTCGAATCAGGTAGAGAGGACCCATTCTCCCATAGCTCAGTTGGTTAGAGCGTGCGACTGTTAATCGCGAGGTCATCGGTTCGAATCCGGTTGGGAGAGTCTGTTGTTTTTAGATGGTGTTTTCCACCATGTAAAAATAAATTGCATTAGAAAGAATAAAAAAATCTAATACTATAGTAAAAAAAACGATGGCTGCCATTGCTGTAGCCGGTGTCGGCCTCATGGTCGTATGTTCTTCTTCCCTCGCTGCCGTCATGATGATGGGTGGTGAAGAGGAAACCCCAACCACAACTACATCAGCCGGGCCCGCAGCCCCTACCATCCCAAGTGGTCAGTATGTCAGACTGGAACAAACTATTGCCTATGACGCGAGTGCGATGCGTGATGACGGGACAACAGCTGGTAATGATGATGATAAACATAGGATCCTCAACCTCGCTGAGCTTGAGGTGTTTGCTGTGGGTGGTACCACCAGCTTAGCAGCGGGTAAGACTGTGACTGGGACTGCAATAGCGGCTAGTTACCCAGGTGCCAATCTCGTAGATGGAAACATGACTAACTTTGCCCACACCTGGGGGCGTGATGCGAGTGTAAAGGATGAGTTTACAGTCGATCTAGGTTCGGTTCAAGAGATTGAGAAGATTAAGATTACTAACCGTACTTCTTGTTGCAAGAACCGTGCTATTGGTATCAAGGCTGTAATCCTCGGTGCGGATGGTACGACAGTAGTTAAGGAAACACCCGCTATTAGCACTTCCGCTGATACATACACTTTCACATTCCCCGGAACTGCATGGGCTTAAAAATACAAACCTTATCAATAGAAATGACAACAACACCTATTGCTAATTTTTTGACTGCACCTGTCGTATCCCTAAAGAAGAGATTCGGTCGTCGTATTGCATCATCTGCTCTAGATGCCCCACCACCTCCAATCGACACAACCAAGGAGTGGGAATTTGGTAAATACTGTTGGAAGGCTACGGTTGAATCAAATGATAAGGAAAGTGGTAAACTCGATAAAATATTCATCGGGTACAGTCAGAATATGAATATTGTAGAACGGACTAAGGGTGCTTGTGATAGACATAAAAAATCTGGAACAGTGTGTGGAGAACCACAGTTGGCTATGAAAGGTGGTGAATGCGAGGAGGTCATATTCATGAAAAAGACCCCTGATGGACCACTTATTCCAGTTAGTAATTCAATTTTTTAATCATGGGTATATATAAGTATGAGTAATTTCATCAAGACAGGGAACCAGGTTGGTAAAGGTATCGCGACATTGAACCTGGCTATGGCTGTGTGTATTGCAATGTCTCTATCATCGTGTGGTTCTTTTCTACTTGTAAAAAAACCAAAACATTCTGAAACTACTGACGGGACAGTCACTAAATCTGAGTGTACTGCACTTCCACCTAAAGATGGAAAGATTATGTACGCGTGTGAAATCGAATACGAATATACTGTGGGTGATAAGAAGTACACCAAAAATACAGTTATGAACAAATACAAAAAATATATGGATGGCGACAAGGTTAAGATATTCTATGACCCATCGAACCCCGATGATAGTGAAGTTGATGGACTAAACCGTAAAACCCTCGGGTTTGGTCTCATTGGTGGTGGATTTTTCATTGTGATGATTGCCACTGTGTGGTACCTCATCGCAACAAAGATAAAGGGGGGTGGGACAGCCTTGACAGCCATGACTGCTTTATCGGCTTTTAGGAGGTGAATTAAAATTTACGACTTTCTTCATCAGCACCTATATATACTGGGGGTGCTTCAAGTATCTCAACTTCAAGTTTACCCTGTTGAGTTTGAGATGGTTTTACATACGCTATGCGACAATCATTTGCACGAAGGACTGGATTTCCATTGGGTGTTGGAACGGCGATTGGTTTACAGAGAAGTGCGAACATTTAATTTATTGAAATATAATAAAGAGTGATGAACCATTGCATCGTTTTTGGTGCCAGGGGGCATCTGGCCCAAACCCGTATTATCCCAGCTCTCAAGAAATTGGATTGTCCTCACACTCCCATTTCTAGACAGAAGGTAGCAAACTTGGAACATCTTCAGGGTGTTCCAAATGTCATCGCGTACATGTCCATACCAACACACAACTTTTGTGAAAATGTAGAACCCTATATCGGTCTCGTAGATGCGACATACATCCTCGAAAAGCCACATGGTCATTCCAAGTATGACTTTGAGAGAATCAAAGACTTTATCGATGAAAACAATCTGAAAGTAGTGTACAATGATCACTACCTAGGCAAGGAGGTCTTGCAACACATCCAAACACCAAAGAAGCTCGAGTCTATCAAAATCAAACTTCATGAAAGTGGTGATATGAACGAGCGGATTAATTACTTTGATACTGTGGGAATTGTGGGGGACATGTATCAAAGTCATTGTGTCCTTTTGTTCGCGACAATCATCGCGAAACATACGTTTAGAAGTCGTGAAGAAATCTTAAAAGAATTAGTGGCATCACCACCGGAAATAATTCAAATTGCCAGAAAATTAGAGTATAAGGGTACAGCACCCACGGAATGCAAAATCAGAATGACATACAAGGGTATTGAACTGGAAGCAGACCTAGCCAAGATGGTACCAGGTGATAAATACATTCTCATGAATGAGAATGATAAATGGAACCTTGATATGGGTGGATGTGCGTATGAAAATGTACTCAGGGAAATCAAAAATGGAAACAAAGAGTTTTTCCTAAAAGAAAAGGAGGTTGATTATCTATGGGATCATGCCTCCATAATCTCATGCTGACCAAAGTAGTTGCGCTGTGCCATGATAAACTTCATAGACGTCGACCTTTCGTGAATGAAATCATACTGGGAAAGTGCTGCCTGTACGGCGGGGCATGGAATACCCGCAGCGACACAGTACATGACCATGACACGTGCATTTTCAACCGTCTGTTCGATGATGGTGCGGTAATCCTCACCAATCATGGGACACTCGATAATGGTACCCGAAGACCACGCCTGTTTGATACTCTCATTAGACACATGGCGAGTCTCCATGAGGTCATAGCCCTCGAGGAGAGATGTCGCAAAAACAAATCGAAGTGCGTCAACTGCGACCGTAAAGTCGATGGCACAGTTTTTATGATTGGCTGTATTAACCGCCTTAACCGTACGACTCGTGAAACGTGTATTCACCGCCGAGTTAATCGTGGGAGTGGGAATGTGGTATTCCATACCAATTTCAGAACACCACAGACCCGTGTTATTCATGTGTCCGATATCCGCAATCTTGTTGAAATCGTATTCATGAAGTACACTCATCGCCGACTTAGTGAGGTAGCCGTAAATGTCAGTGCTTTCAATTCGCTTCAACACCTGACCCATGTAGTACCCATCCTGATTACAGAATGCGTACACGTCAGCGATACCTTGGAGCATACCATACTCTACACCATTGTGTACCATCTTAGTGAAGTGTCCGACACCATAGTCCTCACCCATGTAGGCGTAGCTCTTGGCAAAAGACTTGAAGAGGTCTTCATGTTCCTCGAATGTCTTCGAAGGTCCACCAATCATGAGTGCAGGACCTAGGCGAGCACCCTCAGCACCACCGGAGAGACCAGTTCCGAGGTACCCAATTCCCTTGGATTGACAGAACGCACCACGATTCCTCGAGGTTCGGTAAAATTCATTCGAACAATCCACGATAGTGTCACCTTTGGACATCACCGAACTCAGTTTCTTCACCATAGTATCCGTCGTCTCCCCGTGTGGGAGAGCTGTGATAATCGTGCGAGGCTCCTCCATATCAGATACCATCTCTTCAACATTATCATAGCCCTTCACATGGGTAGACTTCTTGACAACCGCCTTGACCTTTTCGGGTGAACGATTAAACACATTGAGTTCGTGCGATTTCTGGATGTTTAGGGCGAGGTTGCCACCAATAGAACCGAGACCGATGAGACCGAGAGACATTATACACTCATTAATCTTCTAGGTTTTAAGTTCGTTGACGAACATCCGTCCACCCTTGAATACTTATATCACTCTCTTCACACCATGGATAAATAGAATCTTCATCTCCTATGAAATTGAGAGCTCGGACACCATTGTCGATACACCTATCACATATAGCCTTATTATCGTCTATGATGAGACCTATATTGAGGGCACGACATATATCCACCTTGTGAATTTCATTTGGTGTATAACTATTTGTGAGTATGACGTCGTCAAATATACCCGGAAAGTAGGTGTCTATCCACGTTTCCGTTTCTTCTCGAGCCATATCTTGCCGTCCAGTGAGGATATACATTTTATCATAACTCTGTCTAAGGTTGTACATTGCTTTTTGGGACCCTTGAATAGGTGTAAGTTCCATGAAGTCTTTGGACTGGTAAAATTCGTGGACCATTTTTTGAGACGTTGGTTCGTCTATCTCAAATATTTGGCGATACACATAACTATATTTGGGTTTACTCCGTAATTTATGAAGTTGACGGTGGTGGTTTGCCATGGGAAAGAGAAATTTTACTAAGACTTCATCGACATCAATTGCGACCCTGTTCATTTATTTATTACAAACATTATTCATAATCTCTAACTACTACACCAACGGGAAAACGCGGGACACCGAGAGCGGTCAGGTTTTGGAAACGCACAGTGAGCATCTTCCCCATAAACTTCTCACGATTCTTATAGTCCTTCTCACGTTGAGCGATGGTACCCTCTGGCCTGACAGTAAACTGATGACCATCTTTAGTTTTACACACCCAAACGACGGCATTCGCATCTCGACCCTGTCCTGTGTTGGCACCAGTGATTTCATATTCCTCCGTTTGGAAATCCTTGAACTTGAGAAGGTAGTTGCTTCGCTGACCCACTTCATAAACACTTTGCATGTCGCGGATCATAGTACCTTCATGACCCTCCTCAACATGCTTCTTATGCATCATCGGGACGTGGTCCCGCAACATGACGAGGGTAGTCTCCACATACTCGTAGTGGGGGTTCTTGAGAGACTTAACCTTTTCCCAGCGCTCCTCGAACGTCATGTCAAGCTTCTTCAAATCAAAGAAGTCGAACACATGGAACTTGAGCTTCAAGGGGTCAGTCTTGAAAACGCTCGTGAGTTGCTCAAAGTTGAGGTTGGGATCAAACGCTTCACCATCGACATATTGACCCTCCTTGAGACCCTTACCGAGAATCTCAGTCCCGGGTACAACCTTACCAGTCCTCGAGATACCCCCATCCTTGGAGACAAGTAGACGAACACCATCCAACTTGGGCTGCACGTAGAACGGTTCGGAGATGTATTTCTTGCGATCTTCCCACTTGTTGGCGAGCATGGGCAACACTTGGTTGCACTTCGCGTGCTCGTTGTTCCACATGGTTTGGGCTCTCTTGAGAGCCTTTTCATAACCAGTCTTGACATTAGTTCGCGACTCAGAAAATTTGTCATTCCCCACAACACCAGAGATCTTCACGATGTCAGCAGTTCCATCCTTCAAGTCCACAACTTTGATGTCAATGTAGCGGTCGTTGCCGTGTTTATCTTGTTTGATAAGGCGTTCCATTGTGTGAATAAATAAATTCTCAACTTTAAATAGATGTCTGGAATTCCAGTTGTGAATTATGGCAGAATGGAACGACTTAGGCCTTCAGAAAGCACACAAGTGCCTTTAAATTTAAATACATTTTGTATCATATTAATAATTCTATGTCTATTAGCTCTCTACAGGCGTTCTGTGACACTTACTCAAGAGCGTGAACGATTCCATACTTGAGACAGTCTTTAGGGGAAAGGTAAATATCCTTCTTCATCAACTTCTTGAGCATCTTATCAGGAATCTTAGTCTTTTCAAGATACATCTTCTTGAGCATCCTCATAAACTTATCCGTCGACTTCAATTCATGTTTAAGTTCTTGAAAATTACCCCACATCTCAGTAGAAATCTGGTGAATGAGAACGTACGCATTCCTTCCCATACGTCTTTCACTACCACCAAGGAGCATGAATGTAGCTGCACTACAACAGGAACCTTGGGCGATAGTATGAATCTTAACACGTGAAGTTTCAAGAACATTCATCATGTTCATACCAGCAAAGATGTCTCCACCTTCGGACATGATATGAACCCTAATTAGGGGTTCGTAGCCAAAGAGTTCAGCTTTTTTCTTAAGAAGTTCAATCTCCAACTTCTTAAATTTCTCAACGAAGTCAAGAGCGTTTTCGCGATCGACATCGGCATAGAAGAGAATTTCATTCCCAATAACTTTGACACATTCTTCAACTTCATGTTCTTCTTCCTTCGTACTCATTCTTCAAGGCTTTCTTGATTTTAGTTACTTCTCTTGATTTTAAGCCACTTCCAACAGCCAAGTGGTTGATGACGTCGAAGTCTTGAGGTGTGATTCCATACTCCACCAATTTACTTAGGTCTCCTTTTTCTGCATACTTCTTCAAAAGACACAATTCTTCTACACCCAATCCCATTCTCGATTTTTTCTTAATTTCTTGAAATTTTCCCTTTCTCATCTTGTAGTTCCCAAGTTTAGTCCAACAACTCCCAGGTCTAATTTTATCCTTTTCGAGTGGTTCACCTAGACAAGACTTTGGTATGGTGAGGGCGTGTAGAACAAAGTAAGGCATGAGACTCCAATTCCCAGATGTGTAGATATGGTTATCAAATAAGTCTGCATCTGAAAATGATTTTGTAATTGTTAAAATATCTACACCCTTCGAATTCAAGTAATTTTCTTGGAAGATGTCCCATATGTGTCCATGCTCAGAAATACTGTCATGAATTTTTATAGGTGTGGGATCGGATAATACTTCATTGATGAATTCTTTAGGGGTTTTGAAATCATCCATCTCATCATGACCATCAAGATATGTGAAAAAATTCCGAATATTTCCTTTGCATCTATAAGCAGCATTTTCAGCCTTTGGACTTTTATCATCTACGAGTGTGAGAAGTGTTTCTGGTTTATGTTTTGGAATGAACACTGTTTCAAAATTTGGATACATGCACATATTCACAGAAGTCACGATAAGTGAGCCACGACTCAATCTATTTCCATCCGACACTTGTTCTATGAGTGGTTTGAACACTGGGTCATAGTCTTCTATAAACAGGTGTTTTGTGGATGTTTTGATGAACGCTAGAAATGGCGACTTACTTTTTAAATGGTCGGTTCGTAATTCGACATTATTCAAACCTTCCAACACCTCTTTGAGAATATATGATTTGCCTACACCATATCCACCACAGATGAACACATTCTTTCTTTCACGCAAGTACCTACGAATGAGTTCAATTTGTTTGGTGTGAATCGTAGCCACGGTATTTTTGACTTCTTTTTTTTGTGGAATAGTTTTAATGAAAGAGTCCATTGATGATCTTACTAATCAGGCCATAGATTTAGTGCTGGAGAATGACGCACTACATAAACGTGTCGTAGAACCTTTAAAAAGAAAAATTTTACCATACGTTGCATGTGGAGTTCTTACCAATGTAATTATGTTCATTCTTTTGGTGTACCTTGCTCGACGTCTGTCTCTTCTTCCTCTTCCTCTTCCTCTTCCTCTTCCTCTTCCTCTTCATCAAGACTGATTTCATCGTCATCCTCATTTTGTGGTGGTGGTTGCTTGGAAAAGAATTTTCCCGCCCTTTCTAGGGGTGTACCCTTAGTTATAGCTTCTACAGTTTCGATTGTTTTGGGAAGCTTCAGAATTGGTATTGAACGCACAGTAAGAATCTCGGGTTTTGTAAATACGTTCTCGAGGGGATATTCTTTATCGAATTCAATCATAATTTTAGACGGAATTGGTGGAGACTGTTCAATCAGTCTGTCATATTCAGCTTTACAATCTTCTACAAATTTCAATCCATCCTTCTTTCTTTCGTCTCGTGGTATAGCTAACATCAAACGAATATTTCTGGACAAGAGTCCATGTGATAACGCAGCAGTTCTATGATTTTCCATGAGTTCATTAATCTTCAAAAATTGCATGACTGTCGCGATGAGACCAGCCACAAGATTTAGACCACCTATGATAGATGGGGCAGCAGGTTGAATACTCACAGGTAAAGTAGATTGTGCAAAGTTTGCAGTACCAGTTATTGTAGAAAGAACAATTACAGGCAGAGTAAATTTCATACTCAGGTCCTTATACATCATGAACGACCTATGATGCATAAACCGATAACACGCACAGGCTTCACCCCATTGACGCAATATAGTCTCATGCTGGTCATTCCATACAATTTTTTCTCTGACCATGTTATAATAGATGAATATAATTTTCCTGCTTCATACTATTTTTCTGTTGATGATTTTGATTATACCTTTTACAAATAATCGCAGAAATCTTGAGTTTTACTCCATGGTTATACCCTTCATCTTCTACCACTGGTCGGTTAATGATGACACATGTGCATTAACTCAAGCGGAGTCTTATATGACTGGTAAGTCTAAGGATGAAACCTTCATGGGTCGCCTGGTTGGTCCTATTTACAAAATGGAAGAGAATGATATAAATAAGATGACAAAGACGGTGTTTTTTGCGCTATGGGCATTTACACAGTACAGGTTAGGTGTATTCGATACATTTTTTGAAGAACTACGCCACACCTACAAGAACACGGTGAAGTGAATTCCTTACTTCTTCTTTGAGAGTTCTTGAACCATTTTCATGAATTCTCTGTTTCGACGAATCTTTGGGTCTGCCGCAATGAGACGAAGAAGAGTGGAGGTGGGTAATTTTGGTGTATTTCCTGTGGGTTTAGTGGTCTTCTTCAGTTTCTTCTTAGCATTCTGAAGTTGCTTCACTGTTGGCATTTATTATAGGCCACCAAAATATTTGAACTTGTCAAATAAATGAACACAAGACTTGAAATTGTCATACACAATCATACATAACGCATCCGCTATGTCGTGTTTTCTCTCATAGGGAATGTCTCCATCTATATATTTCTCAGCGATAGAGACAGTTCTCTCCTTTCTTTGGTCATAGTCTAGATGTCTCATACCAAAATGTACATGCATGCTCACAGGTGATACCAATATAACCTTATCTCTGAACATGTAATGCAAAAGAATCTCGATATTTTGAAAGCCACCCGGTGGTTGTCGTTCTATAAGTATTTTGTCAGCTGAATCGAAAATACTTTGGTGATCTTCCACAAATAAAGGAATCGTGTCTACAAAATCATTCGACTTTATATATTTATAGTCTTCCAAACTTACCTTTTTCAGGAACTCCACTGTAATTTTTGGTCCCGATAAAGACTCGGCTAAAACGAGACCCATATTATGAAACCCAATATCTATGGCCAGGACCTTCATGCCTTTAAGTGAAAGAATTTCCTTAACTATAAGTATATGAAGAACAAGCAAAAAACTCAATTATTGCTATTGACGGTTGTTGTACTTGTCGCGGCTGTAGGCTACATGTTCTACAACCCCCAAGTTGTCGAGGTCCCAGTAGAGGTAGCTGTACCAGTTCCAGTGCGTCCAGTACCTACACGTCGTGGGCAGGTTAGGGAACCAGAATTCAGAGGTCCCCCTATCAAGCAGTACAAACCTGGGCACATGCAACAGATGGGTATCCTCATCGATGGAGAAGGTGAGACCCTACCCCTCTACGGTAAGGAGGTCCGCGGTCGCCGTGATCGCTACAACTACTACACCACCACCGGGGGTGAAAACTTGTACCCAGTATCGGTATCCCACAATGCCCGCGACTGCATGGAAGACATTGGGTGCCAAGAGCTATATGGAAATGAAACAGTCACCGTTCTAGGTAAGACTGGTTCATTCACAGTAAACATGTACAGGACTGACGACTTTTTCTAAGTTAAGTACGTTTTTGTATATCCCTCGCAGCGGTGGTTGTTGAAAACACACAAGATAAACAACAAGCAGCTGCCAGTAATCCAGTTTGAGGTGTGAGAGGTAGGCGTAAAATACCTGTAGTACCACTTCCCGTGATAAATATACAGATAATCAGACATATTAGAGAGGCTATATGCATAGGTCCATCACCAAGAATAGACATCATCTATTATACATCAACAAAAATTATTTCGCAGACTGTCATATTCTCTTGTTAGAAATCCAGTGTTTCCTGAAAGTCTTGCCTTTGTCCGCAAAAGTTCAATTATCGTGTCATCATCGAGATGTTTAAGAAAATCCACCTTCATCTCGATATCGTCAAGTTGATGAGACTCTTTTTTACCCTGTACATAGGGCCATGTATGTTTTCGTAATGATTTGAGTTCTTCTTCCAATTGTCTAATTCTAGGAAGAAGAACTTTGTGAATCATTATTTTAAGTTCAATTACATCACCCATCTTATCGTATGTGCGTTTTTTATCTTTATACACAATAAGATGTCACTCCCACAAGGTAAGAGGGATTTTATAAAAAAATTAGTAACAGGTTTGGATGATTTGATGGAAATCACTAATATAACGAATCAAATTGGCATCAGTCCAAGAAATGAAATGGAAGAATTCATCAAAAAACACCTTCTGATTCAAACCGATGATGGTAAGTACGCCGTTAACAAAGTCAGGGTTCGTATGGCTGTAGCGTCTCTTGATTTCGACTTATTATACAAACTATTGGTACATCTTGATAGTTTGGGTTTGACATTACAAAAAGTGTTTATGGAAGCCCAGCTTAACCCACTTTATTTTGGTCAAGAGGATATGTTGTATGCCAGATTGATTGCGAGTGATGATTTGGTAAAATTTTCTGATTTGATTTTATACTGAATAAAAAAATCTCAACTAAGAGTAGATGCAGTATCTAGAACTGAAAAACAAGGCTAAGAAGCAGGGTCTTCGTGTCACCAAAACTGTCAAGGGGAAACGCGTGAAGCTCACAGCTAGGGAACTCCGTTCTAAAATTAGGATGAACTTTGAGAACAGTGTGAAAAACGCACAGAAAGTTATCAAAGTGTGTCAAACTATAGTAGTTCCAACCCGGTCGGTGGGTGCCCCTCCCCCTCCACCACCTCCTCCTCCACCCCAACGGCGACCAGTCATAAATACCCAACGCGCTAAACTCATGGCTGAACTGAAAAACACCTTAAAAAAGAAAGGCCTGGCTAAATAATGGAAGAGGTTCTCAAATTGAGAAAAGTCAAAACCCTATTAGAAACCTGGAGTGGTGAAAATGTGGATGAAGCATACTCACTACTTTGTGCCTACGCCAATGCCATGCGAGAAAATGGAAACCCTGAAGAATTCGTAAAGCAGTATCTCGGTGAGGACCTTTACGAACGCTTGAACACAATGATTCAATTTTTTAAAAAGTTTGAAAAGTTTAAATTAGACTTTTGTAACAATCATTGATTTGATAGTGGTACACTTCTGATCTGAAGGGCCACGTAGGGTTATTTTTGCACCACCTTTATTTTCCTTGGAGTAGGTGTCAACACTGAAACCCGCTGGTACGATGATGGATTTAATACCCGAACCAAACCCCAACTCAGCTTCTACAAAATCATCTCCTTCCCCTACTTTCCCAAATTCCTCCTTATAATCGCATTCCAAGAACATAGTGACATAAGGCGACGCCTTCTTCTCATCTATCAATTCTTCCTTAGCCGCGTTCTCCTGTTCTTTTTTGAATAGGTAAAATCCACCTCCCACTGAGGCACTCAGGGAAGATACCGCACAAATCATAAGAGCTATCTCAGCCATATTATAATGTACGTAGATTATAATATGGCCGCCATTGCTGTCGGTCTCCTCGCACTTTGCTGCTGTTCCTCTTCAGCTGGGGCTGGTGGGTTCTTTGGTGGTCTCATCCCGGGAACCGATCCACATTTCGTGAAAACAACAAAACTCGATAAGGTCAAGGTACATTTAGCTTCAATGCCAGACGGACTGGAAATGACCGAAGATGAAACATTTGAAACATGGGGATCCCCGGGATATTGCCAAGATTACAAAACATATTATGAACTTAAGGAAAAATACCAAAACCGTGGTTTAACTATGAGGTCTAGTACATCTGAATATGAAGAAGCGTACCTAACAGAAGATGAACGTAATAGAATGTACCAATCCAACCCTACGTGTAGAGGTTATGACGATAATCTTAATGCAGAAGGTGGGTGGGGTGTAATTAGACCAAAATAATATCAAACCGTTTCTTCATGAACTTCTCAACACCCTGAAACGTAGGAAAACTCCA